AAAGGCCTGGATTTCCACCCCTGAGATCCTGTAGGTCGCCCCGGCCATCATGCCGTTCATCGTGTGCCGCGTCCACCTCGGACGAGATCTATGGCGAGCGACGTTGGCAATCAGACCCTCCGCAGGCGTGGAGGAATTTGTCCCGTACTGGTAGTAGTACTCACCTCGATCTTCATTGAAGTGCGCCCATGAAGTGGCATGGTTGGACTTGTCCACGCGGTTGTTCAGGAAGGTTCTGATCGAGTCTGCTACCTGCACTGGCTTGTAGCCGCCCGTAGCGTTGGTCATCACATGGGCCTGTGGGCCCGTTTCTGAGACCCAAAACAGGTTCCCGCCTTCGTTGGCGCCTACCTCTTGGATCGTCCAGTGAGAGACACACCCAATCCGGGTATGCACGTCTCTGATCGAGGTGGAGTTCAGCGTCCCTCGATCCTCAAAGCGTAGCTGGAAAATCTTTCGGCGTTTGAAGATCAGAAGATTTCCAAGGTTCACATACAGACCCGTGATGTCGCCGGATCCGCGCTCGATCTGGAAGTTCCCACCCCCTGAGAAATCCTCCGCATCCCCTGCAGATGTGTAGTAGAGCGTATCGCCTTTCGCGGCCCACAGCCTTCCTGCGAACGCCGTGGGGTAATGCATACCAGAAACGGCACCACCGCCGAGTGCTGAAAACCCCGCTCCAGAGGTGTATTTAGCCGGCGCGTCCACCCCGTTCATGCCAACCAAAAGGTCTGCGGAAGTGGTGCCCCCATAAAACATCGTGAAGGCCCACCGAGTGGTGGCCGTGGTACTGTAGGTGCCCGCAGATGCCCCAGTGGAAATAGCGAAGTCTGAACCGGCATATTCGTAGATGCCCCCGTCCACACAGCCTGCAATCAGCCTTGTGCCCTCGGAGTAATCTGCCAGACCCGTCACGGCGCCACCGATGTCCGTCGATCCCAATCGAGTGTATCCAGGCATCTTCTCTGGATCTTCGGACGATCTTGAGTAGGCCATGTTGTACGCATCCCACAATGACCCCGTCGGCAACTCGGGGTTGTTGGTCACCGTGTGGCGATACATGCCTTCGCCCAATAGATCGTGTCGATCGTAGCGATACATCAGCGCCTCTCGAACGAGCTCTTGGTATCGAAGTGGAACCCGGAGCGCACCGGAAAGCCGCTCAAACCGGCAGATCGACGGAAGGTCGCCACCTTCATCGAATTGTCCTGCGACAGATCATTCTCTCGCTTCTTCAGCAGAGCGAGGTTGTAGGTGAACCTCTGATACTCTTCAGCGGCCTGCTGGTGCATCTCGGTGTATTTGAAGGCCCGATACCTTGCCCTGGCCCGTACAGCCACGTAGGCGGCATCTGGAGCGTCCTGGGCGAAAACCTGGTCGGAAGTGGACGAGATACCCGAATACAGAATCGTATACCAATGCTGCATCACGTAGACTTCTGTCGGGAACGGCCACATCACCAGTTGGCGTTTTTCCGAGGAATCGTTGCCGATAAGGGCCGCTAACCTTGGCCGACCGGAGGTATCCCTGTGCAAATCCCCGCCAGAGGCGTAGAGGATATCCTCGAGGCTCACCAGCCCCATTTCTGACCTTGGGACTCTACCCTGCAGGAACGAAGACCATGAGATGGCGTCTCCGTAGGTCAGGGCCTGGGTTTTGTCGTAGTCAGAGTCGGTGACTGAGTAGGTATCTCGAAAGATCCGGTACGTGGCAGCGGTGGCCGTCGTACCCTCGTAAGCGGTCTCCAGGGTGATCTGAGAAGAAGAGTCTACCGAGGAAATCAGATACGAGGTGTTGTCAGCGTCGTTCCTAAACCACATCCCTGCAGTGACCCCAGATCCCCAGTTGGTGGCCCCGGAGCCGTCCTCATCCACGGAAGAAACCGTAGTAGAGCCGTTAGTCACCGCGGCGTTCTCCGTGGTGACGTCATCGGTCGTCTTCAGCACCGCCCGCTTGTAGGCCCACGCGTAGTCAGTCTCGGCCCGGATTTCAGCGATCGCATCATTGACCTCTTCGATGACCTGAAGTTCCAGAATGTCCGAAGCGGTGAAGGCCGTGACGATGGGATCGCCCACGGCTTCTTTAGCTGAATTGACTGCCTGCAGGAGTGTCAGTGCCATAAGTGTCCCTTATCAGGTTCTCTGGATCCGGTAAAGCATTACGAGCCTCTGCTCGAAGTTCAACTCGATCGCCACCAGATCAGAACAAGCATCTCATCTGCAGAAGCGGCACTGGTCGTGGTCACCAGGATGTCGCCATCCGCACCAGCGGAAGAGTCTTGCACTCCGCTCATGCCGGTCTCAGTGTAATCGACCTCAAGCCATTCTGTGGACCCGAGAACCGAATTGATCAGAGGCACATTGGAGGTGGCGTTGAACAACAGCTGTGCATCTATGCCCGCAGAGCAGAGAATCTTCACCTTCTGGATCGTGATCGAGTTGGTATGGCCCTCTGCCCCGTCTGCGGACAAATCGATGACCGTGACTGCAGCGTGGTCGGTTGTCGAATCCCACAAAGTGTGAAACGACGTGAACCCGTTGCGGCCTTCGGTCTTGGTGTATTTGGTGTTTACTGTGGCCATATCACTTCACCTTTTTCTTGGGAGCCTTCTTTTTGGGAGCCTTTTTCTTAACGACAGATCCTTCCCGCGCAGCCTCGACCGCCGGGAACAAGGACATTCCTGAGTCAAGGAGGGATTGGATCCTGACAACAAGATCCTCTCCCTCCTTAACATCGAAAGCCTCATCTGGATACTTCCGCTTCCATCTCTCAGCCAGTTCCTCAACGTCACGACCGGAGTCGGGAAACTGGTGAATAAGATAGTGGGCGGCCCGATGAGTCAGCATTATGCGTCTGATCCACCAACCGTGGACTCGCCAAGGGCGGTCGCACCCGCATCAGCAGCAAAGATGTTCGACAGGAACGCATCGGCTGAAGGCGTCGTGTTGTCGGTTGTGTAATCAACCAGGTTGCCAGCAGCAGTTGCTGTCACATTGTTGCCCGACGTGCGCTGAGTTGCCGTTGCGATCGCAACAATGCCAATCGTATTGGCACCCCACGCGTGTAAGTTGCACCCTGTCACAGTAAGCCGAGCGGCAGCTACTCCGTTCTGGATGCAGGCCGTACCGTTGACGAGGATATCGCAATCCTCAATAGCACAACTGACGGCAGCAACGTCTACTCCGAACCTTGTGCCGTTGGCCACTTCGATGATCGCGCAGTCGCGGACTGTGGAATACTCCGATCCAGCAGCAATGGCGATCGCGTCTTGATCGCAGTCAAGGATCGTGCAACCTTCGATCAGAGAGCCAATGGCTCCGTCTGTGGCATCCCCAGCCAACCCAAGAGCAATGCCGTCCCTGTCGCTGTCGGAACCCAGCATGTCAAGGAAGCAATTCTTGATCTTGGTGCCAACGTAGTCAGCCCCCGCATTTGACGTATTCACAGCAATAACCGCCGTGTCAGCGGTAGCCGTGGCGACATTGTCGTCGAACTGAATCCCAGAGACTTCGCAATTGTTGGCGTTGATGGCGACGGTGTTCACGTCTGTGGCGTTAACAATAATGACTGGCGACCTCTCCCGGCGACCAACAACAGCGGCCCCCGTCAGGGTTACATCGTCATTGGTCATCGTCAAAGCCGCAGTGACCGTAATGCTTCCCGGCAGAATAGCGACGGTATCACCGCGGCCACTGACGCACTTATTCAAACCAGCCTGGATTGTTGACAACGCTTGCCCTGGAGCAAGACCACTGTTGCCATCGGAACCACCCTTGCCTTCATAGGCAGGGGTGCCACCACTAACGAAGAATACTTGGCCTCCGGGCTTGTCCAGATTCACCCATTTGCCGTGTACTACGGTAAGATTGGCCAATTCGGCCTCCTTGGTTGCGAGAAGGGGGTTTCGCCGAGGCTACTCCCCCCACTCTAACTTGAACCCACCCATGCCTTCTGGGGGGCGAGTTTATCTACGCGCCCTCAGTGCCGTAGAAGCCACGCGGGTCGATCCAGCCCGAAGACTGTGCGAACATACCACTGAACTTGTAGTCCTTGGAATCCCAATCGAACTCATAGTCCGTCCAGAACTCTTCACGGACATAGAGGACCAAACCGTGATCCTCTTTCTCGGCCTGCAGGAACCATGCATCCGCGTCGGTCAGGTAGTTCCAGACGCAAGCCTGGACCAAACCATCAAGCGGGTTCACGGCGTTGGTGTCGTTCTCAGGAGACTGCGAGCTCATCAGTAGACGATGGGCCTCGAAGCGGTTCTCCTTGGCAACGACCAGATGAGCAGGCTCGATCGAAATTCGCTTACCACCGCCATCGCGGAAGTCAGAGAAGTCGATAAACCCCTGCTCGAGGGACGTCTGAGACAAATCAGCGTCCGACGTCGGGCGGTTCGCGTACGTAGAGCCGTCCTCGCGGACATGCGCTGTTGCACACAGCACCTGACCATCGGGGCCGGTATAGGACGCATTGAACGCCCGATTGTAATGGTTGGCCAACAGAGTTTCCTCTGTGGCGCGGGCCTGGCGAGCAGTCTCGGTACCAATCCGCTCGAGGATCGGGTGAAGTTCGTCACGCAGAAGGTTCCGCGTGATGCGCTTCGCCAGACCGTAATCCAGGTGAGTAAACGTCGAACGGAAGCCTTCGTTCAGGCTGTCGTAGGTCAGAGGCTGACCTTCGAGCTTCTGCGGCATGATCCCACCACCGCCAACCGTGAAGTTGTCTTCCTGATACTGAGTGCTGTCACGGACGTTGAACAAGGAGCGACCCTTGCCCTCACGCTCGTTCCACTTGAGAAACACGACGTCATCAACGCCGCGTAGGGCCGAGAGAAACGGCCAACCGGATACTGTATGTACGTTAGCCATTACACACCCGCAGGAAGTGAGAGGATGCCTTCGCCGACGTTCAAGCGAACGACGCAGTCAACATTGGCTGCATCCTCTTCGTTGTCATCGCGAAGGACATAATCGAGAAGCACGAATCCACCCGTCGAGGCGCCCGCGTCAGACAGATCCAACTCATGGCCAGAAAGACCAGTGACAGTGGATCCAGCACCAGCGACATGATTCATAGCGTTGAACATATAGTCTTGATCACCAGCAGTGCCCGAGGCACCCTGGACGATAAACTGCTGCATCGGATCCTGGTGAACCATGATCGTGCCAGCAGTAGATGCAGCTAAAATGGTCTTAGCCGCAGTGGTAGCGGTAGTGGAAGAATTGGCGATTCCAATAATTACGACATCGCCTGCGGTGGATGGAGTGCAGCTCCCGTCATTTTGAGCCGAAGTAACATCACCGCGAAAAAACGCAGTGCCGTTACCGGAATCGACGGACACCGGCTCCAAACCATACTGACATCCTGTGGCAGAAAAGCCACGGGGGGTATCGGCATTAGCCATTGGGTTGTCCTTCTAAACGGGAACAGCCCCCTGCTAACTGATGTTGATTCCAGTGTGAGCCTGTGAATCGCGACCTCTCCAATCGCCCTGGTCATCGCGTCCTGCGATCGCTTGGGCAACCTGACGAGCCTTCGACGGGTCCGTGCCTTCCTTAATCAGACGGTCATACAGCTGTTTCTGATGTTCGTCGGCTTGGATCTCGGCTTCCTCCTTGCGTGAGGACAACGAATTTTCGGCTCTGCGATCCCGTATTTCCTGGCGCTTATGCGCCAGTGCAGCTGGAAATCGCATGAGCTTCATCTCGTTTGCCTGTGCAACCCCATCTCCACCAGTCTGCATGGAGATTGCATCGTCACCGGATTTTACGGTCACCATATCGGCGCCCATAGCTTTATTCCGGGTCACGTTGCGTGGAGCGACCCACCGTAACGCATCACCTGTGCGTCGGCACTCTTCCCTGAGTTGTGGGTCGATATAGAGGTAGTCGGTCTTGTCGTACTCGTCTACCATGGAGAGACCTTCGATAAGGCCTACACTTTCTTCTTCATCATCTCGCATATCCACATTGATGTCGTTGGCCTGCATCGCGAAAACAACCCTGACGGGATGCTCCTCTTGAATGTGGTCTCGGACCTTCTGTGGAGAAGGGTTTGTATCCTCGTTAAGTCTGAAATCTTTTGAGCAGAACGGGCATTTCACCCCACCTTCAGTGAAGTTATTGGTGACAGCCCAAGTCACTGCTTTGTCCAGCAGATCTACTTCGTCCTGGTCAGCCATCATTAGCTCCCCTGCGCGGCTTGGTGACGTGCAATCGACTGCTCGCGAATACGGCGAATCTCTTCGGGTTTGGCATTCCGAAGTGCTTGCATCGGATGCCTGGAGGGATCAACAACCTCGGGTTCCTCTTCAGGAGCCGGGGGTGGACCCGAACCGTTCGGAGACGGTGCTACCGGAGGCTTGGGCGCGGACGGGGCGAATGCAGCCACCTCACCGTTGTCCAGTGCTTCCGTGAACAAATTCGACAGCACCGCATGAGAATTGGTTGGCGTCAACACATGCGGAGATTCCGCGGCGATCTCGTCAAACCTCTGACGCATCTGTGCGGCCTGCGGACCTGTTAACGACCCTTTCTCAACCCACCCATGCAGACGCTGCACGACATTCATTGTCGCTCGCTCCTGCTGAGTGTGCTGGCCCATCCTCTGATCAACGATCTGTGTTGCTCGTTCGTTAATCATGCGATCCACGTCTTCTTGCGAAATGGCCGTGCCAGATGTTTCGGCCCGGATCACCTCGCCATAAGCGTCGAACATCTCCATGGCTTTGTCGCCCGCCTCATCCGATCCTACTTGGGCTCGGAGATTACGCCGTGCGACTTCTGCCTGAGAGTTCGGCTGTGGATCTGCCTGGTGCTGCACCTCAAGGGCAGCAATCTTTGCCTGCGCCTCGGCTAACTGCTGTTGGGTCTGTTGTGCAACTGTCTCGGCTTGTCGCCTTGCTCGAGCGTCTTGACGAAGCCTTGCAGGGTGAACTGCCGGTGCTTGAGACTCTGCGGGAGTCTTTTCCGATTGCGGCGGTGCCGCCTCAGACGCTGTCGGGGTCTGGCTTCCGTCTCCCTCTACAGGGGTAACCTCTTCAGACATACATCACCTCAGTACTGCTTTGCAGGCGACTTGTACGTCATCTTCTTGCCGCCTTTGGCTTTGGCATTAGAGTTACCGTTGTCTCCCTTGGATGCCTTCTTCGGCGCCGAGGAGCCAGAACTCTTATTGCCTGTCCAATCCTTCTGCATGATTATGCTCCGCATGAAGGGTAATGAGGGCCATTCTGCGGCGAGCCCTATGACGCCGTTACTGCCATCTCCGCATTGCGGATTCTCTGTCTGCTCAACCCCAGGAACCTTCCCAGCGTGGAATAGGCCTCGAGGATCTCATCGGGTGTCACGACCCCCATCAGGGGGATACAGTCTCCATCAACGAACCCCAGCGTCACATGCCGTCCCCGATCTACGAGGTTCTTGGCGACCGTCTTTTCAACTTCAGGCGTCATCCGCTGAAGCATCCTGCACCCTCTTTCGCTCGTTCTCGATCAACGTCAAGTTGCGCTCAATGCCGTCCACTACGCCTGTCTGATGCTGAAACGACAATTCCGACTCCCCTCTTCCAGTGGCCTTGAGGGATTCGGTCTCTTTACGCATCTGCTCCTGTATCTTGCTCATCAACGCCCCATAGTAGGGGTTGCTGAAGAAGTCCATCTCCGCTCTGGATGCCACTCTTATTTCCCAGTCGCCTTTTCCGTTGGAGAAACAGCAGCACCCGTTTTCCTACGGAGAAATGACTCAAATCGATTGCGCTCGTTGCGCTCGTGTTCAGCTTGAGAAAGAGCAGCACCCGTTCTCTTACGCAGATCTGAGTCAGATCCCACCCGTCTTTTTAGCTCTTCTGTCGAGCGTTTCTCTTTAGCTTTGGCCTTTCGCACCTTGGAGGTGGATCGTCTTCCAGCATTTGAACTGCGAGTTGCATCTGCTTTTGCTACACCTGAGTCCAAAGACGGAGGCGTCCTATATTTCGACATTACATCACCCCTTCGAGGTTTGGCTGACCATTACCCGTAGGAGGCGGGGCGGCGTTGGATTCGATCCCGTTCCCTGCTGAACCTGCGTTCATCGGGCCTGCGGCACCGGTCGCCGGTTG